GGATAATGCCCGCGCACACTGAAGGGTTGGTTAAGAAGGCCCGCACCCCAAGGCCTACTTTATGGACAAGCAGCCGCTGTATTGAGAGGACAGCACTCCTCAGACACTTTTACACCAGTCCTCGGTGGTCCTACTCCTCCGACTAGGAGTTAACGGTCGGATCGACCGGCTCGATGAACTCGACGACGTACTGCACCATAATTCGACCAAGGTTGGTCGAGGTCGCGCTGCTTTGCGCCGCATACGCGAGCGCGAAAGGGGTCTGAAAGTTCCCAGCAGGAACGCCGGCAGTGGCTCCACTCAAGTACCACTTGAGTGACATCCGACTGACATCAACCACCACAGGCTGCTTAGAGCGAGCCCAGATCGGGCCCCACTCAGAGCGGCTTGTTTGCATCAACCTCTTAATAGAGAGGGATGAAGCGGCTGGATCAGCCTGATCGTACAACAGCGCCATACAGATTTCTCCGTTGGTGCTGGTTCCAACCACAGGTTCCCAGGTGAAGCTGGCACTCCTCACTCGGTACTTAGAAAACGCAGGCCCAAATGTCGACAGCCAAGGCAACTCTGTCGCGTTCCTCACATTGAAGTTCACGGTGCCGGTAACTTCGGTACCGGCGGTTGCACTCGACTGGACCACAGCTAGACTTCCAGAGTTGGAAACTATGGTGGTTCCTGCCGCCGGGCTCCAGGACATCCCACCTCTATAAGAGATGAGGGCCCCGGCCGTAGCGGGAGCTGACACACGGCTCACCGACCGAGTCCCAGACCCTTGAGTCTGCCTCTCGGCTGGTGTGCGGGTGGAGGACTTGGTAGCCTTCCTCCGGGCTTTGGTTCGCCTCTTGGTCATTGCGTTTGTGGGGCGCCAGGCCCACCCCACGTAAGAATCGATGGATACGAGGCCACTGGGGAGAGCCATCTAACTCGGCCTCAAGCTCCCTAAACTGAGGGTCCTTCGAGTTGAGGTACCTGAAAAGAGTCTTTTCCCAGGTCGTCAGGAAGCATTTGTCTCTACTGAGTTCATGAGAGCAGAAGTTAAACTTCTTAAGCTCCCCACTCGAAGTAGTCTCGCAGGGCAAGTATTCCTTACACTCGTGCCCAAGTGCTCGGTACTTTTCCTGTGCTTCTGGCACAAAGCCCTCAACCGAATCATCTCCCATAGCCATACACCACTCAGAGCCAATTAACTTGGCCATCAAGCAGCGGATACGGGAGTTGGAACTGGATGTGCAATACGATCCCGACTTCATGAGGCCGGGTAGCCCTTGAGCTATCAACGTGCCATCACTTAGCTGGAATACTGAATTCGCTAGACAGGTGAACCTGTTCCTAGCCGCTTTCGCGGCAAGGGGACCGAAGTCTCCTAACACAATTCGCATCTCACAATCCTCCATCAGTTCCCAGTGTTGAACCGACCAATCAAAGCCGGATATGTCAGCTTCAGCGGCAGGAGATTTTGTCGCGCGATATGCAGCGTACTCCCACACAGCCTCAGCTTGATGGGCCTGTGACAGCCCCATTCCAGGCTTCGATGGACAAGATTTCCACCGACTGATCTCAAGGCGATTCTGGTAGCCGAACAGCATCCTCTCCACCAGTTGGTCGATTAGAGATACTGATGATATCAATCTAAATCGACCTTCTCGAATCTTACGAGAGGGGTGGGGCTCTTGTTTTACGAAGAGTCTCACCGGGTCACAAAGACCCATCTCAATAAGAGAGACTGGCGTCGGATCGGAACCTGGATCGGCTCGGCTGAGCGCCTCGAGCCGCGCATAGACCGCTTCCACTACAAGGCTCATGGAACGGTCCAGCACTACCCCGTTTGTGGATCCTATCAAGCTCAGCGGGACGCCGGGGCTGGCGTCTCGGTTGAGCGATTTGCTAAGCGCGACTTCTTGGATTTTCCCCTTGATTTCCGCTGGATCCCAGCTGCTTCCTTGGAGGCAGAAGCGCTGGCGGATTCTGGGGTAGTCCTTGATAAGCTCGCTGCTGGCGCGCTTGAGGTCGCTGGGGGGGGGGACGGGTCTGAACCTTCCTGCTTGATAGAGCAGGCTTCCCTTCTCTGCCTTAGATCCTCTTTCAGGCCAATCAAAACCTGCGAGAGTAGGGAAAACTGCTCTTGCATCTTCGCAGAGCTTTGAAATTGGGCTTCGACCAGTTTCTCTAAATTTGACAGACGATCTTCCGACCTCAATGAGGGGCATTCCGTCTGTTCGCAGAAACTTGGGTTCACCGTACTTGATTCCAGACATGTCGAGTACGGCGGCGAGCACGCGCTCACCGCCTCCTGGCAGTTTAAAGGCTGAATGGTCTCAAGTCGTTGATCCCACATGTCCTCCTCAGCTTCCACCATATCGGCCCACGAGGTGCCTGACTCGCGCAGTCGTTTATTGAGAGCTAAAGCATCATCAGCAGACTCCCAGGCATATTCTGCTCCGGAAATCTTGAAACGACCACGTCCGTAGACATGGATATCATCCACCTCATCCCTTGCCTCCATCTCTTCTCCTTCAACCTCTCGCCAAGCATCACCCTCATACTCAGATGATTCGTTCTGCTCGTGAAAAGGGGAAAGGGTAGTAAAGGAATTCTCCTCTCCTATCACTTCCCACCTCCTGTGGACTCCAACCACAAGGTCCTTGTAGTAGAGAGGGGTGCCACTCCATCCACGTTTTGTGGAACACGAATGGCTACCTGCGAATTTCTTCGAATCCTCTCTCGCATACGCGAACCCGGTTGAGGAGAAAACCCTCTGGGTGGACTCGGCACCATACGCTACAACAGGTAGTCTGCCTTTTACAGCTCCTACCTTTGCAGCTTTGACACCAAGCCTCGACCACACAGAGGCCGGTACTCGAATTGCGATTATATCTGCATCCTTGGTAGGGGAGACATACTCAACATTCCATTCCCGGTTGATGGGGACCCTCAAGCCTTCTTTCGACGCCACGGAGTACTTGGCCAGGTAAAGGTCGTTCAACTTGCCATTTTGAACAACGTGGAAACTCGTTAAGAGTAGGGAATCAGAGCCGCAATGTACTCTGGCTCCCATACCAACCACGTGTCCAGCCTGGTCTTGGATACATACCAATGACCCTGGTTCTTCCCCCGGTTTGATAGACGACATCGGCGATGAATAAACACTAGCTTCTTCCCTCTCCTGCTTTACGGTGGGGAGGTAAGGCCAGTAGTTCGGTTGTATCACAACATGATGCGTCCTTCCGTCTACGAGTATGTCTGCGTACACTCCCTTCTCCGGCGAGAATTGGGGTTGCCCCTGGATCTCAAGCCATGATTCGGAAGCTGCTTGGGGTTCAACTTCCACCCTTACCCGACGCGAGTCGAGCCAAGCGGATAGCGCGCTCCACACCTGCAGCATCAAGTAGCCCAGCACGACGCTCCTCATCCCTAAGACCCGGTTTGACCCAGGTTCGCTGGTGGTTTCTGTTATCCACAGAAACCCCAGGAGGGAGATAAGCGTCAGGGCTATCTCTAACCACTTCATGGTGCGAAACGCAACAGAAGAATTCCCTTAACGCAGAGAACTCGAAAAGAGCTCTACGGGATGTTCGCCTCTCAAAGAGTGGGCCTCTATGAGCAGCGGAGCGGTACGCTTCAGTCAGAGCCGTATCCACCTCGACCCTGATAGACTATCTCCTCTTCCGAGTCGGAGCCCTCAGGGGTGGTGGATTTGCTACTGGCTGTCCCGGCCGAGAGTTTGTCGAATTCAGAGAGGAATTTGGAGTAAAACTCCTCTTCCTCGTCGTCACTTGACTCACCCTCACAGTGCTTGCAGTTGTATTGCTCGCACGTGGCCTCGATCCGTGAAGGGGACAACGACTGGAATCGCTTGACCTCTATGGAGAAATTCTCCAGAGCCCTTCCACAGGACTCACAAGAGATCCACACGTAGAAATACGTGCACGAGTCGTAGCTGTAGTCGCCCTCGATCTCGACGTCGTCGATCTCGCAACTATGAACCCTCCACACAAGAAGTGGGCCTGATCCGTAGTATGCACGGAAAGCGTCCGCTGTTTGTTGACTCGGGTAGACTTTGACCTCCAACCGAGTCATGCACTTTGACTATTGACTTCAAAGGCTAAAAGCAGTTCAGTTTTCTTCCTCCTGAACTAGAGGCCAAACAAGCAAGTTCTACCTTGC